AATTTTAGGATCGGGCGACGTTATCAAAAAAGGGATGGACCTGATCGACGACATGCACACGTCGGACGCTGAGTCGATCGCTGCCAAAGCAAAAGCGAAGACTGACCTCTTGCAGGCATATGCTCCGTTCAAGGTCGCCCAGCGGTACTTGGCACTGATGTTTGGATTCACGTTTTTGCTAACCTATGTCCTGGTTTTGGCGATGACGCTCTCAGGCCAAGGCGATCCGAATGCAGTCACGCAAGTGATGGAGCAGTTCAGCATCAACTACGCGATGCTGATCATTTTGGGCTTTTACTTTGGCGGCGGAGCCGTTGAAGGGTTTATCGAAAAACGCAAAAAGTAAGGAATCTTTATGGCAGTCGATATGCGCTCGCTCACGGAGCAGTTGGTGCAGCATGAGGGTCTTAGACAAAATCCGTATTACTGCACGGCAGGGAAGCTCACAATAGGTGTGGGACGCAATTTGGAAGCGGTCGGTATCTCTAAAGCTGAAGCAATGTTCATGTTGGAGAACGACATCATTCGTGTGATGGCGGAACTCGATGAACACTTGCCCTGGTGGCGGAATCTGAGCCAAGTGCGTCGGCACGTCCTGGTCGATATGGCGTTCAATTTGGGCATTTTTGGTTTGCTGAAGTTCCAAAAGACGCTGAAAGCGATTCAAGACGAACGCTGGGCGGATGCTGCCATTGAGATGCTTGATTCCAGATGGGCGCAGCAAGTCGGTCAACGTGCCAAGACGTTGGCGAAGATGATGGAGACCGACGCCCAGTGATCCGCGACGTGCGAATGGCACGTCACTGGAACTGTACTTATTATTACACTGGGAGACGATGCAAAAATGGCCACTTATCGCCACGCTTCACATCGAACAAGGCGTGTGTTGCCTGCGAGACGATACGTCGAACAGTGCTCACTCCAGAAGCCAGAGAGCATCTCAGTGAAAAGCAGCGACAATACGACCAGGCACGAAAAGACAAAAAACGAGAATACGCCAGACTCTGGTATCGAAAGAACAAAGAACGACTGAAGACCCGACGCCAAGCCCATCCCAACTACAAACGCCGAATGCGATCGGCAAACGAGCAATACCGAAAAGCCAAACGCAACGCCTACATCTACACCCACGACATCGAAATCCAACGCCGAATCGACGAAATCTATGACCGAATGCGCGAACTGAATGACGCTGGCGGTGACTTCGTGGTCGATCACATCATCCCGATCCAGAACCCATTGTGCTGCGGACTGCATGTGCCGTGGAATCTGTCGGTGATCACACGCAAAGCAAACTCAATCAAAGGCAATGACTTCGATCCGGATCATTCATTCCTAAATGGAATGGAGGGTGGCGATTCAGCAGCTGCTAATGGCAACCGTTTGGAACGAAAAAAAACCCGGTCGGAACCGGGTTCGTAAACTCGCGGGGTGGCGAGTGAGGGAGTCTCAAATGATGAAACTCCCTGCATTTTGGCGGCTTAGTTCTGGATTTGCAAGGTTTTCAGCCTAACTTCACGCGCCTCTTTGGCGGGTACGACACGCTCTTCCGTGGCCTTGTACTTCCGGATTGGCCACTTCACCCGATACGATCCGATCGCAGCCTCTTCAGCGTCTTGCATTGCGGACATGATTTCGGTCTGCAGTGCGTCGATCTCCAATTCAAGCTCTTTTGCATCCTGGCGTAGTCGCACCAATCGTTCCACTTGATCAGTGAGTCCAGGCAGTTCAATTCCTCCAGAACCTGACGGATAGGCTTTTGTGGCATCATCAACGTTCACCGGCGCGTACATTTGTTCGGACTCCACTCTATCAGCAAAGTCTTTGCAGATTGACTTAATCCGCTGCGCCATTTCTTCGTCGTACCGGTATATTTTGATGTGACGTTCGATGCCCCGATACAGCGTAATCAGAATGCCAAAGTTGGCTTTGACCGCCATCATCTGCAACTGCAACTGGATCGGTCCGCGATACAGCGGAATATCATCCCGGCGGAAATCCGAAGTCACTTTGCATTCGATGGGGATCGGGCCGGATATTTTGATGGACGCTTCACCTCCGTCAATCTCAACCAAGTCATTAGCAAAGATTGTGACAGGCGCAGGCACGGTTGTGAGGCCGTCCAGACTGCACTGATAAAATTCGTCTGACTTGTCGATAACGGGCGGGGAACACAGCGGTTCAGGAATGCCCAGTTCTTCGCAGCAGTTCTCCACAAGTGCCGGTTCCAATAAGTTGCCACATATGCCGGGTTCGCCAAGCGAATCCACGCGCTCAAAGCGTCCGTGCTTGGCTTCGATTGATCTTCGTAATTCGTCATTTGGTGTGCTCCAAGGATGGCCATCGCCATACTTCCAAAGGTAAAGGACAGGTATTCTCGAACCGGACATCAGCCGGTCATCACTCAATTTGCCAACCATCTTTTGACTCCCTATGTTGTAAAGAAACTTGACATGCCGATTCTGGCCATTATGCTCGCCAAATACAAGGAGAATTTATGGACATCGAAGAGGTCATCAAACATTTCGGCGGTGTAGTGCAGACTGCACTACGTCTCGGTGTGACACGACAAGCGGTCTATGATTGGCGGAAAAGCGGCAAGATTCCGTTCGCTCGCCAGGCGCAGATCGAACTGGAAAGCAATGGCACATTCAAAACCACTCGCGGAAAAAGGGCGCGGAAATGAAGCGTGAAAAAATGTTGAGAAAGCTCAAAAAAGTGTACATCAAGATGCTGTCTGCTTATGCGCGTCGGAAGTTAGCCAAGGCGTATGAATTAGAAGACAAGGCGATCATGCTTGAGCTTGAATTGAAGGAAAGCGAGCAATTAAGCAAAACTTAATAGGTGGTTTAACAAATTTGTTATTTGCGGCGTATGACTACGCATATTCGATTTTATATAAACCGAACCGAACGGGACGATATGAATCGCAACGCTGTTGAACGCCAAGAAATGACCCCGAACGGGATGGAGAAAAACGCATGATCAAGTCTGACGGATCAACTGCGATTTACTATGAGCTGCCACTGGGTGCGTTGGAGCTGCAAGACCTGATTAGCCACAAGAACATGAACGCGCAGATTGGCGAGATATTCCGTGCCTGTTATAGGTACGGCGAGGTGGAGCACAGCGAGATGCTCAGGGACGCCAAGAAGATCAAGTTTTATGCGGAAGCAGAGATCGCAAGATTGGAGAGATTAGATGAGCGCAAAAAGTCGAAATAAAGGCGCGTCGGGTGAACGCGAACTGATCCGGTTGATCGAAGATCATCTGGGCATTCGGCTAGAGCGCAACCTGGCGCAATCGTTCGCCGGCGGTCACGATCTGATCGGACTCGACGATTGGGCGATCGAAGTGAAGCGATACAAAGAAGTTGGCGAAACCGAAAAACGTGCCTTTTGGGTGCAAGCGGTTGAGCAAGCGAATCGTGTGGGCAAACGCCCAGCGGTGTGTTTCCGGGCAGACCGGAAACCGTGGAGAGTGTTGGTACATGCCGGCACTGATCTGTTCGACGAAATTGACTACAACGCCACGGCGGAAGTTTCGTTGGACTTATTTTTTGGACTTATTAGGGAGTCAATAAATGAACCTGAATCAGGTGAAGAAGGGCGGTCAGATGAAACCGCCAAGGGTGCTGGTGTATGGACCGGCAGGCGTTGGTAAAACAACATTTGCAGCGGGTGCTCGAAACCCGATCTGCATTCCAATCGAAGATGGTCTGGGGAAGATCGACATCGATGCTTTCCCGACGCCAGGAGCGTATACGGACGTTCGTGCGGCTCTTGATGCGCTAGTCAACGAAGAGCATCAGTACAAGACGGTGATCGTCGATTCTCTGGATTGGCTGGAGCCGATGGTGTGGCAGCACACGTGCGAAAAGAACAACTGGTCTTCGATCGAGCAGCCAGGCTTCGGCAAAGGCTATGTGGAAGCTCTCCGGTATTGGCGGGAGTTTTTGGACAGGCTGAACTATCTACGTGACCAAAAAGGCATGACGACCATTTTGATTGGACACTCAGAGATCAAGCCGTTCCAAGCTCCGGATTCGGAGTCGTATGATCGATATGTGATCAAGCTGCAGAAGGGTGCTTCGGCACTTGTATCAGAGCACTGTGATGTGATTGGATTCGCGCAGTTCAAAGCATCGACTGTGAAGTCTGAAGAACGCGGACGCACTCGCACACGAGCGATCGGGTCCGGAGAACGTGTCTTGTACACAGAAGAACGTCCAGCGTACTTGGCGAAAAACCGGTATGGTTTGCCATCCGAAATGGACTTAAATTGGGAAACTTTTGCAAAATCAATCAAGGGAGATAAGTGATGTTTGACGCACAAGCAATTCACGCACAAGCGCAAGATGGCGCACCACAAATGGACCGCACACCAATCCAACCTGGCTGGTACAAAGTCACCATCAACCAGTTCGAACGAATGATGAATAAAAACGGATCGGGTGAGCATCTCAAGGTCGAGTTCGATCTGGAGAACCGCCGCAAGGTCTGGAATCGGTACAACCTGAAGAACACCAATCCAAAAGCGGAACAGATCGCAATGGAGCAGATGGCAGCACTTTGCATGTCGTGTGGCTACAACTCGATCCAAGACGTGTGGAATCCGGTGGAACTGCTTGGCAAGTCGTGCGAGCTATACATCGATCTGGATGGCACGTACAACAACGTGAAGTCAGTTCGTAAAGTCGAAGTTACCGATCCGGCTCAAAAGTTGTATGGCAGTCAGCCAGCAGCACCCAGTGCTCCCGCTGCGCCATCGACTGAATCCATCGACGACGAAATTCCGTTCTGATGGCACGGTCGGTCTTCACCGACCCGATTAGCGCACTTGAAGAGGCCCAGTTTATGGCTGGCGAGAAACGTCAGCCATATGCTGTGGTCCGCGATAAAAACGGGTCATATCGAGTACAAATAGCCGCACGCACGCTGCGGAGAGAGAGAATAATCTGTGAAATTAGTTCAAGAACTTGCGGAAAAGCTAGGCTTACGTCGAGCCGGGGGAGAGTATAAAGGTGAATGTCCAATCTGCGGAGGCGATGATCGCTTCCATATCAAAGAAGGCAAAGTGGATGGTCTGTTGGTCTATTGCCGCCGTGGATGTACTTATGCGGAACTCATGCGCGAGCTTGAGAAACGCGGTCTGGTGGAAAAGACTGAGTATACTGCGCCGCGTTATCGGCATCAGGATTTGGATTTTGCGGACTCACTGGTCGTTGTGGTGGCGGGGAATCTCGAAAAAGAGTTCAAGTTTCAGGCCCAGGACATCACCACAATCGCGCAACTGATACCAAAGGTCGATCCAGAGCGACAAGAGCTTCTAAGAGCCGCGCTCCGACGGGTCAAAGCACAAATACACGGGGAACCAAATGAATGATGAACTATCGCCTATTCTTAAACTTCCGACTGACGGATGGGATTGGGAAGTATCGCAGCCGGAATGGATGCTGGAGCGTCTCATTCCCGCCAAGTCGATCGGGATGCTATTCGGTCCGTCGAACGCGGGTAAGTCGCACTTAGTCTGTGATCTGATTCTGGATTGCCTGGCGGGTCAGACGACCTGGCAGGGCATTCCACTGACCGGCGGTGACGTTGTGATGTTTTCGGAGTCGCACGGTCACATTAAGGCGCGTCTGAAAGCATACCGAAATCACAAAAACGCTGCCATTAAGTATCGGATGCACACGATCCCGACGATGGGCATCGAGACGAAAGACATGAACGATCTGGCGATCTGGGTCTACCAGTTGCCAAGACCGCCGGTATTG